TGTGTCGGTATCCACTATGCCTTCAATTATTTTCCAACGCTCTTCTCCATATCTATTCATGGGGTGGATAAATAAGCAACTATACCCAGGGGGTGTCTTAATAAGCCACTTATTATGAAATTTTCCTGCATTTTCTCCTGTAATCTTATGCCATTCTTTAGGTAATTGGGTTTTATTATGAAAGCCAAAGTCATGTTTTTCTTTATTAGCAGGAGTAACAGAAAAATCATTTTCCACAGGATCAACTAGATAGTCTTGGTCAAATGGTATTATATATCCTGCTGTCATAGAATCTAAAAAAGGAATACATGTTTTTATTGAAGGTTTATGCATATTACCACTCTCAAATCTTTCAAGATTTTTATATTCTGGAGGAACAAATAATTTAGCAGGTTGCGGGTGAGGCCAAACATCTGCTAGATCTTTGTTAATGGCACAAAAAATAATTTTTTTATTTAGCATGCACTATATTACCTCCATCTACACCCTCAATTATTTTCCAACGCTCTTCCTCGGCAAATGTTATAAAATTAAATGACATTGATCTTCTGATGTCGTTTTTATTTCTAGTTTTAAAAGGCATCACGGAGTGTTGATGTTTTGCTTCAAATATATAAAAGTCTCCTACTTTTGGGGTAAACCAATTGGTACTTATTCCATCCACATTTATAAAACCTAATTGCCCATCTTTAATTTTATGTGGCCATGTTTTTTTTATAGGTGTCAATGGAGGAATTTTTAAAAATAAAACAGTAGACCATCCTCTTAGATTATGATGAGTATGAGGAGGATTATATTCTCCTTCTACCATATCGTTTATCCAACAGCTTAGTATCTTCATGTGATGAGGACCTTTACATAATACTGAAAAAGATTCCAATGTTTTTAGGTAATCACTCATACAATCAGTCATAGTAGAAAAAGCAGTTGTTGATTCTAAAATATTTGTAAATTCTAATTCAGAATCTATTCTTCCTGCTAAACGACGCCCATAAGAACTTAAATTTTTTTTAACCTTTTCGTATTTATAATTTATATCATCAATTTCAACTTTGGGAATCTTATATTTTTTTATAATTCTACCGTGTAATGTACTTTGTGATTTCATTTTTACCTGGGTGTATATAAATAATTTATGTTTGATCTTTTCATCGTATCTAGCGCATCTTCTTTGGTTTCTACTAAAGGTTCCCCTGATAAATTAAAGGAAGTATTAAAGAGTATTGGGACGTTTGTTTTTTGATAAAAAGCATTAATTAGATCATAAAATTTTTTGTTTTGTTTTTTTGTCACTGTTTGTATCCGGCAAGTTCCATCCACATGTGTGATAGAGGGTATTATTTTTTTCTTATCTTCTTTTACAGGAATAGCAAAGCACATGTAAGGAGATTCTTTAATAGTTCCCATTTCAAACCATTCATGTGCATATTCTAATAATATAGACCCAGCGAAAGGTCTGTACCATTCTCTTTTTTTAATTCTATTAACTATGTCTTTTCCATTTTTATTTCTAGGATCAAATAATAAGGATCTATTTCCTAAAGCTCGAGGACCCCATTCCGAATCTCCCTGAAATAAAGCAAGTATTTCTTGTCTAATAAGTATGTCCACGGCTTCATTTAAGGTTGTAATAATCATGATGTAGTATTCCTATAATGATCAAACCATACGGCCGCTCCTATGGCTGTTCCTCCATCATGAGGAGCAGGATCAATAAAAAAATTAATATCTTTAAATTCTTGTGTATATTTATAATTATTAACACAATTTAAAGCATATCCCCCTGATAAAATAATATTTTTACAATTTTTCTTGGATAAAGATTTTTCTATCAGTTTCATCATATATTCTTCTGTAGCTATTTGAACTTGTTTGGCTAAATCTTCATCTCTCTCCCCCTCTTCTTTCCCATATGAAGATAAGCCCATCACCTTGCCCGCACTCAATCCGTTAGAGTGTCCTAACATTACACATAAGCCCGCGTATAAAGTTCCTGGGCTAGGCATTACACTAAATTTATATTCTACGTCATCCCATTCGTAGTAGGCGGATAAAACTGAACCCGCAGATTTTTCTTTATAATTTAGGTTTTTTACTAAGTCTTTAAAAACTTCTCTGTTCGGACGTATTATTAAATTTCTAAACGCACTATAGTGCTTGTATAATGTTTCAATAAAAATAGGGGTAATATAATATATACTATCGGCTTCTTCATACAGCTTATCCGCCAATCCATATGATCCCTTTCTTTCTAATCTTCCACCCGCTCCATCACTCACAATTACCAGTGCATCTTCAAATTTGGAAAAATAGAATCCACTACATACATGATAAAGATGATGCTCGCTTACATTAAAAAGCCAGTTTTTAATCTTATATTTATCAACAAAATATTTTACTATTGGATGTTCTTCACTTTTTTTATAACGATGAAGTATCTCATGATCCAGATCTTCATTAAGAAAATCAAAACCACAAAATATAAAATTAGAATTAAAATCTTTTATTTTTGAAAAGGACTTAAAATTAAAATTCTCAGATAATATATTCTCAAGAGGTCCCCAATTTTTTATTTTATTGAATCTATCTTCTTCATAATATTCAAGTTTATCTTTATCCTTTATGCAGATTGATGCGTGGTGGGACAGATTTATGCCTATAGTGGTCATTTTAAAATATCCTCTAATTTCCTAATTTCTTTTCCTTCTTTAATTTCTCTCTATTTTCTGCCTTTTTCATATCATATTTTATTTGTCAAGAGAACTATTATCATAATTTAAAATTATCATCTTGATTTAAATCAATGATGTGTTTAAATTGGTTCTCACCCAAAAATTATAAATCAGGAGAATATTATGGAAAATCAAGAAATTTTGAAGGCTATCGCTGTCCTTGCCGATAAAACAGGACGGTATCATGAACGACTAATGGCGGTTGAAAGAGATAATTTAAGATTAGAGAAAGAATTAAAAGATCACAAGAATGGATGTGGGTGTGAGAATTCTTCTGAAAATAAGGATATTAGTTTTCCTGTAACTGGAAACGAAGCTGAGACGGAATGTGAAGCTTGTAGTGCTTAATTAAAAAAATTAGATATTGAATATCTAAATGAACCATTACCCGCCCATTGTAAGGGGCAATGGAAAACATTAGATGTAAAAAAAATAGCTCTATTACATTTAAAACCAACATGAATACTTAACTCTTGTTCTTCACCTGTTTTTTTTTCATGATAAAAACCCGTTCCGCTATTTATTTGTTCTTCACCAGCCATATAAATTAAACATTGATGAGTTGCTCCGATCTCTAAATCAGTATGCGGTCGTGGTCTATCACTTGCCCCTACCATTGTGTATGAAGACTCTATAAATTCTGAAATAATAAAATTAAATTTTTCTTGTATTAGTTTTACCATTTGTTTTTGAACATCACAGCCATTTGGTAATTTATGTTTATGCCAATAACTTCCCTTGTGCTCTTCTGTTTTATTTTTATCCGGAGGATTATATTCAACAGAATATAGCTGTTGAACAATTTTATTATATATATCTAAAGGAAAAAAATTTTCTTCTATAAATACTTTACTCAGGTGTAACACCTAACATATCCGCCAGCGATGGCGCAAAAATTCTGACATCCCTTCTGATATGTTCCTCTTTTGTTGATGTGGAAGGATTATCAACGTCGGATTTCATCGCATCTTCTGAATCATATTCTTCCCCCGTCACTGTATTGGTAAGGGTAGTTTCACTTTTACATTTATAGTGCGGAATTCTTCGTCCATCTGATGTGTCAATGTGTCCTAGAAGTTCTGCTGGTTCAATTATCTTTGCCATTCATTTTCCTTTGTATTTCAGCATTAAAACTTAACATAATTCTATCCTCTTTTGAATTGTTAATTTCCACCTCATGATTAAGCCATGAAGGAAAAATAAGCAAGTCATTAACTTTTGGTTGCCATCCCACACGTGGGGCTAAATGGATGGATTGATTTGCCTTCGTAGGGGGAGCAAGAACTTCAGATTGGGGATGAGGATTATGAAAAGTTAGTTTCCCACTATTCTTGGGGACTTGCAAATAAAAAGCTCCTGAGAGATAATTATGGGGGTGAGAGTGCAATTTATTATAAGTTCCTGGGCCGTTGACCATGGCCCACATACCAGTAAGTTGGGGCTCACAATGATCCTCCACACTTAAATGCTCTAATGCTTCCACACAATAAAGAAGAATGTCTGCTTTAATAACACCAAACCGCTTGTCTTTGTGAAGATCATCACGGCTGTGCCATCCCCCTTGGTTTGTTTTTTGAATCCCTTTTGAATCTTCCTTTTGAACTTCTCGAACGGATTTAATTAAATCCCCATAATCCCCGTTGATGAAATTTATAGCGAATACAGGAGTAATAAATAAGGAATGAAGTTCGATTAGAGTGCTCCTTTTGTGGTTTCTAAAAAGCTCATGGTAATATGAATTTCATTGGCAGCATTCGCTGTGATTTTAATTAAATCGGATTCCTCCAAGACCAGAGGCTGTGACAGAACTTCATAGGTCGTGTCAGTAGCAATAGTCTTATCGTTGGTAATTTTATAAGTGGCTGAGGCACTACTGTCCGTCCATTCTATGGTGTACTCGGTGGTGTTCGCCGAATCATTGCATATGATAATGGATTTAATTACAGCCGTGGTTGGAAAAACAGGAGGCAAAGCTCCTGGCGCGGCCGTTGGAACAGTGTAAATGGTTGTAGGACCAGTGGTGGTCATATCCAGACCGACGTTTTTAAAGGTATCAGCCAAGGAACCAACTCCTTCCGCTACTTTGTTCTTCTATGTCTTGAGCATAGGAAGTATTAAGTAAAAAAATAATTTGATCTAAGAGACGGATCATTTGATCAAACTGACCCATTTCATACTCCGGTGTCGCATTAGGTAAACGTGTAATGGTAATTTTAGGCATTATCTTCTCCCGTCTGGTCTAAGCTGTAATTTCATCGAACCAAGTCTCCAGTTCGTGTCATCCACAGTATTGGATACAAAAGCGAGGTTCACGGACCTTCCCCTTCCCCGTATATCAATTTTCTGCGTTGAAGATGTAACGTTTCCAGTTGTTGTTACATTAGATGTTGACTGTGGATACTGTTCCAAAGTCAAGGTAACAGCAACATTGTTTGTTAGATTAGTGAAATCAGGAACGAATTTACTGACGGACATAAGATTATCTCCTGAAGCAATTTCAATGGATCCTGAAGTTAGACTTGCGCTAATCGCCGTACCATCCGCTTGATTATTTCCTTTTTCATGTTCATAAACATAAGAGGCTCCCGCCGTTAAACCTAAAATAGTTGCGGAATTAGCCGTTAAAGTCGTACTGTATTGAGTAGCGATAGGTTGTTCATATATTTCAGCCGCCAACCAGGTGGTGCGGTCAAGAGTAATTGTATACCATGTATTTTCCAAATAATTATAGGCCACTCCTCTGTCAATTTGAGTAGCATTGGCGGTGGCATAATACCAAAAAATTTCATTAAACTCGGTGTTTAGTCCACATGCAATGTCATTTTTATTAGTGAAACTGATGTCATCAAACACAAAGTCCTGTACGGAACAAGGCATTTTTTTAACTACACCATCATACATGTAAAAGGAATTTTCTCCCATCCAATAAGATTTACCGTTTACATCTATGGCTGCGTGTTGTGCTATCAATCCACAGTTAGCCCCTAACTGACGCTGTCCAAAAGTATAAGGTGTTCCAACAAATTGAACACCGTGTAAGGATTTATCTGTCCATACAAGTATTTGTCCTGTTGATTTAACTGCCCCGATGATACGTGATCCATCCGCAATTCTAAGCGATCCTGATTCATTCGTTGCTACAGGAGTCCAATCCGTCAAGTCTTCCCTGTCCGACCATCTAAAAAATAAGTCATCTTGTGTGGCTGTATTTCCAAGGGTTGTCTCGGTTCCCATACAAAATAAATGTCTTGTGTCCGCAGATACTAAACTAAATCGTGACGCCGTAGGGGCGTTTGTAACGATTGCCGCTCTGTTAGAAACACCACCAGAGAGATCCCATTTATAAGTTCCACCATTAATGACCGTTGCAATTAAATCCTCCCCAAAGTTATCAAGTGACCAGTTTCTTGCATAAATTACCACATCTGATGATGAACGGGCTGTTCCCCACGTACTAGATCCCCATGTGGATGTACCCCATCCATATCCCAATGTGGATGTTGCTTCTCCAATAGAGAGCTGATAATTAGCGTTTCCTGTTCCTCCCCCGCCGGATGTGGATCCTGATGCCGTACTTGTATGGGTAACAGTATAATTGTCAGTATCCGTAATAGTAGTAATCTCAAATTCGTTGTTCATATCCAAGCCATCAATGGCCGAGAATGAATCAAAGGTCACAAAATCTCCCTGACTTGCCCCATGTGCCGTATCCGCTACGGAAACAGTCGTCGTGCCGTTGGTTGTAAAAGGATTGGTCAATGAGTCTGGTCCTGATCGTATAGGTGTAATGTCATTGAACACTCCACCAACAAAAACATACAGTTTTCTGTCGGTTCCTAAGGCAAGATGCCTTGTTCCGTCTAAGCTAATCCAGGCATGCGTATCGCGGACTACGCCCACGATTGTTGTATTAGGATTAGGAAGATAATCCCATCCGTTCCAACGCTCTGGTTTTCCGTAATGAAACCGAACAAAATCAGAGTTCACATAGCGTCGATCATCACCGGCCGCATAAGGTGAATCCTGCTTGTCTATTCCTGGTTGAAATTTTAAATCGGTCAGTTCCATAATAGTGTATAATAAGTTACTTCTTCTCTGGTGGCAAGAATTGAGTGCCTACATTTCCTTTGAAAGCATAGGTTCCATAATGCGTTAGTCCGCTCATTATGTCCGCATAAACGGTACCACCAATCTTCTGCCATAATCTACAGAATGCATAGTCTTCTGACAAGTATCTTTTGGAATCGGGATCAATCATTGTGTCGAAAAAGGCGTAGTTCCAGTCCGATGTGTCATGGTACTTGAACTTGGTTTCATGAGGTTGTCCTAAATGCTGGTCATTGGTGAACTTGAGATCAGGATAGGCTATTTTCATTTTATTAAAGACATTTCGTTTTATGAGCATAAAGCCTGTTGGGGCATCCATAACTTCAATAAAACCTTGTTTCATTTCAACACGTTCGGGATTCTTAACATTTAAATTATATTCTAATGAAAAAGCGTGGAGTTCATCGGGTGTGACATCAGGTTTTTCTTGAGCTTTCTTTTTTACCTTTCTCCAGTCAATAGCCTTGCGGGGATAGATGGAAGCCACCACTTCCTTGTCTATGTCCAACATACGAAAGATCGTGTTGTAATCAAAACCAATATCGGCGTCAATAAACATCAAATGCGTGTATTCTTTTTTATCATCCATAAACAACTGAACCAGTGTGTTGCGAGCCCTGGTCACCAATGATTCATTTCCAATGGTGGCAAACTGCAACCCTACTCCTTTTCGTATGGACTCGGCCATTAATTTCATGCAACTTTCAAAATAATTGACGGTGAGCATCCCTCCATAACAGGGAGTGGCTACAAACACTCTTATAGAGGGGGGAGTAATACTGTCATTGGATTTAGTTTTAAAGGATGAATTATTCATTTATTCATGTTGTCTATTATCCATGCTTTTAATTCTGAACGCGACAGCAGTTCCGTTAAAAAATTGGCTACAGAATTTACCAGAGTTTCCTCCTCCTTGTCCTTGAGATGGTATTGATAATAACCCACATGAAGCATTTCATGCATCACCACATTAATGGCATCCTTTCCCCCTAGATTAATTATGTCCTCATCCAGATAAATTTTTAAGGGAGGCTTACTAACGAAACTTCCTTGGTAGTCCGATGATTCATAAGCCACCTCATGGGGAATAAGAATAAGTTCTACTTCAAAAGGTCCCGCATTGACTTTCTTCGGAAGAGCCACTTTTTTCATTATTTTTTATAAAATTGTTGGTTACGTAATGTTTCAGCGTTTCCACTTGTTGAACCCTCCTTCTTAATAAGTTCAAGATTGAAGGAAACAGATCGTCTTTCCTGTCTCTTGGTTCTAAAAGGAT